ATGGTTTTTGATTTCCTGAGGCGTGGCGGTGCGCAGAAAGCGCCCGAGGCCAAGGCCAGCGCGACTGGGCCCTTGGTGGCCTGGGCAAGCACCGGCAGGGTATCCTGGAGCCCGCGTGACGTGGCCTCTTTGACGCGCAGTGGGTATGCCGGCAATCCGGTGGGGTTCCGCTGCGTGAAGCTGGTGGCCGAGGCCGCGGCGGCGCTGCCGGTGATGGCGCAGGACCGGACGCAGCGCTATGAGACGCATCCCGTTCTGGATCTGATCGCCCGGCCCAATGCCGCGCAGGGGCGGGCCGCTTTCCTCGAGTCCCTTTACGGCCAGTTGCTGCTGTCGGGGGATGGCTATGTCGAAGCCGTGGGCGGCGGAGACGGCTGGCCGGTCGAGCTGCATGTGCTGCGCTCGGACCGCATGCGTGTGGTGCCCGGGGACGATGGCTGGCCGGTGGGTTACACCTATACGGTGGGTGCGAAGAAGCTGCGGTTCGATGCCTCGGTGATCTGTCACATCCGGAATTTCCACCCGCAGGACGACCATTACGGGTTCTCGCCGATGCAGGCCGCGGCGATGGCGGTGGACGTGCACAACGCGGCGTCGCGGTGGTCCAAGGCACTCTTGGACAACGCGGCGCGACCGAGCGGGGCGCTGGTCTGGAACAGCGCCGACGGGCAGGGCGTGATGACCGAGGAGCAGTTTCGGCGGCTGAGCGACGAGATCGAGGCGAATTTCCAGGGTGCACGCAATGCCGGGCGGCCGATGGTTCTGGAAGGCGGGCTGGACTGGAAGCCGATGGGGTTCTCGCCCAGCGACATGGAGTTCCAGAAGACCAAGGAGGCCGCGGCGCGCGAGATTGCCCTGGCCTTCGGAGTGCCGCCGATGCTGCTGGGGATCCCGGGGGACGCGACCTATGCCAATTACCAGGAGGCGCATCGAGCCTTTTACCGGCTGACCGTGCTGCCGCTGGCCGGGCGGGTGCTGGCGGCCTTGGCGGACTGGTTGTCGCGATTTGACGGCGCGCCGGTCGAACTGAAGCCCGATCCCGATCAGGTGCCGGCGCTGGCGCCGGAGCGCGATGCGCTATGGGCGCGGGTGGCGGGCGCGGAGTTCCTGAGCGCGACCGAGAAGCGGCGGATGCTGGGACTGCCGGTCGAGGAAGGCGGTCGGGATGGCTGAGGACGGTCGGCGGTTCGAGGCGTTCGAATGCGCGCCGGGCCTGAGACTGGCCGCGCATGAGCGGGTGAGCGCGATCCATCAGGAGCATCTGAATGCGCGGCTGGACCGGCTGGAGGAGATGATGGAACGGCTGGAGCGGCGGTTGTGGCTGGCGGTTTACGGGGTCGCCGGCGTGATCCTGGCGCAGGCGTTTCAATCCTTCATGTCTGCTCAATAAGATCAAAGGGTTGTGAGGAGAATTTCATGCAAGTGGAAGCGGGGCTCGAGCACAAGTTCGCGCGGTTTGGCGAGGGTGTGCGCATCGAGCAGGACGGTGCGGTGATCGCCGGTTACGCAAGCCTGTTCGGCGAGGTGGACCAGGGCGGCGACGTGGTGGCGGCAGGCGCCTATGCGGCATCGCTGAAGGCGCTGGCCGCCGAAGGGCGTCGAGTCAAGATGTTGTGGCAGCACGACCCGGCCTTGCCGATCGGGGTCTGGGACGAGGTGCGCGAGGATGCCCGCGGCCTGTGGGTCAAGGGGCGCATTCTGGAAAGCACCCAGAAGGGGCGCGAGGCGGCGGCGCTGATCGCGGCGGGGGCGATCGACGGGTTGTCGATCGGATACCGCACGCGCCGCGCGGCGAAGGATGAAAAGGGCCGGCGGGTCCTGAAGGAACTGGAGCTTTGGGAAGTGTCGCTGGTGACCTTTCCGATGCTGCCCAGTGCGCGGGTGGCGGCAAAGGGCGATGGGCCCGGCGCCGGGGATGCCTTCCGCGATTTGGCGGCGGTCCTGCGGGACGCGGCGCAGGCGCTGGCGCGGGGCTGAGCGCCGGACATTCACCAAAGGGGAACGGAGCGATGAGCAAGACCGGAGAGCCGGCCTTGGCCGGGGAGATTGTGCCCGGAGTTCGGGAGGTCGGCAGGGCGATGGCCGACTTTGCCAAAGAACTCAAGGGGTTTCAGGGGAAAGTTGAACAAAGACTGAAGGCAACGGAAGAGCGAGTGACCATGCTGGATCGTAAATCTCACATTGCGGCGCGGCCGCACCTGGCCGCCACGACCGACGAGGGCGCGCCGCACCGCAAGGCGTTCAACGCCTATCTGCGCACCGGCGACGATGACGGCCTGCGCGGGCTCGAGCTGGAGGGCAAGGCGATGTCCTCGGCCGTCAACAGCGACGGCGGCTATCTGGTGGACCCGCAAACCGCCGAGAGCATCCGGTCGGTGCTGCAGGCCACGGCTTCGATCCGGTCCATCGCGTCGGTGGTGAATGTGGAGGCCACCAGCTATGACGTGCTGATCGACCACTCGGACGTGGGGGCGGGCTGGGCGAGCGAGACCGGCGCCACGGCCGAGACCGGCACGCCGCAGATCGACCGCATCACCATCCCGCTGCACGAGCTGAGCGCCCTGCCCAAGGTCAGCCAGCGGCTGCTGGATGACAGCGCCTTCGACATCGAGGGCTGGCTGGCGGCGCGGATCGCCGACAAGTTCGCGCGCGCCGAGGCGGCCGCCTTCGTCAATGGCGACGGGATAGACAAGCCCAAGGGGTTCCTCAGCCATCCGACGGTGGACAATGACGTTTGGGCCTGGGGCAATATCGGCTATGTGCCCTCGGGCACGGCCGGCGCCGTGGACGGCGATGCGATCGTGGATCTCGTCTATGCGCTGGGGGCGGAATATCGCGCCAATGCCAGCTTCGTGATGAACTCCAAGATGGCCGGGCAGGTGCGCAAGCTGAAGGATGCCGACGGGCGCTTCCTGTGGTCGGACGGGCTGGCCGCCGGGGAACCGGCGCGGCTGATGGGCTATCCGGTGCTGATCGCCGAGGACATGCCGGACCCGGCCACGGATGCCTTTGCCATCGCCTTTGGCGACTTCGCGGCCGGCTACACCATTGCCGAGCGGCCCGATCTGCGCGTGCTGCGCGATCCGTTCAGCGCCAAGCCGCATGTGTTGTTCTACGCCACCAAGCGCGTGGGCGGCGACGTAAGCGACTTTGCCGCGATCAAGCTGCTGAAACTCGGCATCGCCTGAGGCGGGCCGGGCGGCGGGCCCGGGTGGGGCCGGTCCCGTCGCGGGCGTGCGTCGCCGGAGACACCCCGTGTCGTCCAGCTGTTCCCTCCGTCCGAGCGGCGCGGGGCGCGGCGTGCGCCCGCAACTGGCGGAGGAAGGGCCCGGAGGGGCCGGATTTGCGGAGTGAATCGATGAGGTTGATCGAAGAGACCACCGTGCCCGACCCGGCGCTGCCGGTGGAGCAGTTCAAGGCGCATCTGCGGCTGGGTACCGGGTTTTCCGAAGCCGCGTTGCAGGACGGGATTCTGAACGGGTTCCTGCGCGCGGCCATCGCGGCGATCGAAGCGCGCACGGGCAAGGTGCTGATTTCGCGGGATTTCACGCTGGTCGTGACCCGCTGGAGCGACGAGGCGGGTCAGGTCCTGCCAGTGGCGCCGGTGACTGCGGTCACGCGCGTGGCACTGGTGGATGCGCAGGGGCTGGAAACCGTGCTGGCAGCCGAGGCCTGGCGGCTGGAAGAGGATGACCAGCGCCCGGTGCTGCGGCCGGCGGGGCTGGTGCTGCCGGCGGTGCCGACGGGCGGAAGCGCACGCGTCGGCTTTACCGCCGGGATGGCGGCGGACTGGGGCGGGCTGCCAGCCGATCTGGGGCAGGCGGTCATGCTGCTGGCGGCGCATTACTACGAATACCGCGACGAGACCGCGCTGGGCCGGGGCTGCATGCCGTTTGGCGTGACCAGTCTGATCGAGCGCTATCGTCCGGTGCGGCTGGGACTGGGGGCGGTGCAATGAGGGCGCCTCGGCTGAACCGGGCCTTGGTGCTGGAGCGGCCCGTGCGAGCGCCCGATGGCGCGGGGGGCTTTTCCGAAGCATGGGAGGCGCTGGGCACGGTCTGGGCCGAGGTCACGGCGCGCACGGGCCGGGAACGGGGCGAGGCGGGGATGCCGGTGTCCACCGTGGTCTATCGGATCGTCCTGCGCGCCGCGCCCGTGGGGGCGTCGATGCGGCCCGAGGCCGGGCAGAGGTTCCGTGACGGGGCGCGTATCTTTGCGATCCGCGCCGTGGCCGAACGCGACCCCGACGGCCGGTTCCTGATCTGTTTCTGCGACGAGGAGGTGGCGGCATGAGTTACGGCGTGGCGGGAGCCCTGCAAGAGGCGGTCTATCAGCATCTGCTGGCCGATCCGGGCGTGACCGCGTTGGTGGGGGGCGGGGTCTATGATGCGCTGCCCTCGGGCGCGATGCCGGAGACCTATGTGAGCCTCGGCCCCGAGGAGGTGCGCGACCGGTCGGATGCGGACGGGGCGGGGGCCGAACATCGGTTCACGGTTTCGGTCATCAGCGAGGCGCCCGGTTTCGCCCCGGCCAAGGCGGTGGCCGGCGCGGTGGGGGATGCGCTGCTGAACGCGCCCTTGTCGCTGAGCCGGGGGCGGCTGGTGGGGCTGTGGTTCGAGCGCGCCAGCGCCCGGCGTAGCGGCAGTGCGGGGCAGGTGCGCAGGATCGACCTGCGGTTCCGCGCCCGCGTGGAAGACAACTGACGAACGGCAAGATGGAGCAAGGCTGATGGGAGCCCAGAACGGCAAGGATCTGTTGATAAAGGTGGACATGACCGGCGGCGGTCAGTTCGAAACCATCGCGGGGCTGCGGGCCACGCGGATCAGTTTCAACGCGGAGAGTGTGGATGTCACGAGCCTGGAAAGCCAAGGCGGCTGGCGCGAACTGCTGGCCGGGGCCGGGGTGCGGTCGGCCTCGATTTCGGGGTCGGGCGTATTCAAGGACGCGGGCACCGACGAGCGCACGCGGCAGCTGTTCTTTGACGGGCTGACGCCGGATTTCCAGGTGATCATCCCCGATTTCGGCATCGTGCAGGGGCCGTTCCAGGTGACTGCGATCGACTATGCGGGCAGCCATAACGGCGAGGCGACCTATGAGCTGTCGCTTGCCAGTGCCGGCGCGTTGACCTTCACGGCGATCTGAACATGGCGAATCCGTGGGCGGGCGAGGTGGCGCTGGAGATCGACGGCCGGCGTCATGTGATGAAGCTGACGCTGGGCGCGCTGGCCGAGCTGGAAGCGGCGCTGGAGGCGGGTTCGCTGGTGGATCTGGTGCAGCGGTTCGAGGGTGGCGGGTTCTCCAGCCGCGACGTGATCGCGGTGTTGGCGGCGGGGCTGCGCGGGGGCGGGTCGGATCTGGACGCCGAGGCGCTGCGGCGGGCCGAGATCGCGGGCGGGCCGATGGCGGCGGCGCGGGCGGCGGCGCAGTTGCTGGCGCGGGCCTTCATGCTGCCGGACGAGCGGTGACCGGGTTCGACTGGCCCGCGCTGATGCGGGCGGGGCTGGTGGGCCTGCGCCTGACGCCCGGCCAGTTCTGGGCGCTGACCCCGGCCGAGTTGCGGCTGATGCTGGGGCAGGCGGGGAGCGCGGCGCCGATGGAGCGGGCGGGGCTGGAGGCGCTGATGGCGGCCTGGCCCGACGCGCCCTTGGGCGAAGGAAAAGGAGCGGGAGACGGTGGAACAGGACGGCTTTGACGAATTGGAGGTGCGCGCGCAGGCGCTGGAGGACTCCCTGGGCGCGGCGGCGGACGTCACCGCGGGGTTCGATGCCGAATTGCGGCGGATGCGGGCGTCATTGGCCCAGACCGGGGCGGATGTGGCGCGGCTGGAGCGGGGGTTTTCGCGCGGGCTGCGCCGGGCCTTTGACGGCGTGGTGCTGGACGGGGCGAAGCTGTCGGACGCGCTGGAAAGCGTGGCGCGGTCGATGTCGCAAACCGTTTATTCCGCGGCGGTGCAGCCGGTGATGGACCATGTGGGCGGCTGGCTCGCGGGTGGCGTGAGCAAGCTGGTGAGCGGGCTTCTGCCCTTTGCCGATGGCGGCAGCTTTGCCCAGGGCCGCGTGATGCCCTTTGCCAATGGCGGCGTGGTGTCCGGTCCGGTCGCCTTTCCGATGCGCGGCGGGCTGGGGCTGATGGGCGAGGCGGGCCCCGAGGCGATCATGCCGCTGGCGCGCGGGGCCGACGGCAAGCTGGGCGTTCGCGCCGAGGGCGGCGGGCGGCCGGTGACGGTAGTGATGAACATCACGACGCCGGATGTCGAGGGCTTCCGGCGCAGCCGGGGCCAGATCGCCGCGCAGATGGGCCGGGCGCTGAGCCGCGGCGCGCGCAATCGCTGAATCGGAGGGAGCGATGAATTTCCACGAGGTGAGGTTTCCGGCGTCGCTGAGCTTTGGCTCGGCCGGCGGGCCGGAGCGGCGGACCGAGGTGGTCACCCTGGCCAACGGGTTCGAGGAGCGCAACAGCCCCTGGGCTGACTCGCGCCGGCGTTACGACGCGGGCGCGGCGATGCGATCGCTGGACGATATCGAGACGCTGATTGCGTTCTTCGAGGCGCGGCGCGGGCAGATGTTCGGATTCCGCTGGAAGGACTGGTCGGACTACAAGTCCTGCCGCGCCAGTGCCGAACCGGCCTTTGACGACCAAGTGATCGGGGTCGGCGATGGCGCGACGAAGGTGTTCCAGCTGGCGAAGGTCTATCGATCGGGGGGGCACGACTATGTGCGGCCGATCAGGAAACCGGTGGCGGGCACGGTGCGCGTGGGCGTCGAGCAGGACGAACTGCGCGAGGGGGTGGACTACGAGGTGGACGTGACCACCGGGCTGGTCACGCTGGCGGTGGCGCCGGTCGAGGGCCAGCAGGTCGTCGCCGGGTTCGAGTTCGACGTGCCGGTGCGCTTCGACACCGACCGGATCCAGACCAGCGTGGCGAGTTTCCAGGCCGGCGAAGTGCCGAGCGTTCCGGTGGTGGAGGTGCGGGTCTGATGGGCGGCATGGATCAGGCATTCCGGGCGCATCTGGAAAGCGGGGTGACCACGCTGGCCCGCTGCTGGACGATCCGGCGCGCGGACGGGGTGGAATACGGGTTCACCGATCACGACAGGGATCTGTCCTTTGACGGGATCACATTCCGCGCCGACAGCGGGCTGACGGCGCAGGCCCTGCAGCAGACCACGGGTCTGTCGGTGGACAATACCGAGGCGGTGGGGATCCTGAGCAGCGCGGCGATTTCCGAGGCCGACATAGAGGCGGGGCGGTTCGACGGGGCCGAAGTGCGGGCCTGGCTGGTGAACTGGGCGGACGTGTCGGTGCGCTGGCTGCAGTTTCGCGGCACGCTGGGCGAGATCCGCCGCGCTGGCGGGGCGTTTCATGCCGAGCTGCGCGGGCTGACCGAGGCGCTGAACCGGCCCTTGGGGCGGGTCTATCAGAAACCCTGCACCGCGGTTCTGGGGGATGGCGCCTGCCGGGTCGATTTGTCCGCGCCGGGCTATTCCTGCGAAGAAGTCGTGGTGGAGGCCGAGGCGGCCCGCATTTTCCGCTGGGACGCCTTTCCGGGTTTCGACGAGGGCTGGTTCGCGCGGGGTCGCCTGTCGGTTCTGTCCGGCGCGGCCGAGGGGTTGTGGGGGACGATCAAGCGCGACCGCCGGGTGGAGGGCAGGCGCGAGGTCGAGCTGTGGCAGCCGATACCGGCGCCCATCGCGCCGGGCGATCGCGTGCGGCTGGAAGCAGGCTGCGACAAGCGGTTTGAGACCTGCCGGCTGAAGTTCGACAACGTGCTGAACTTTCAGGGATTTCCCGACATTCCGGGCGAGGATTGGATGATGGCGGTGCCGAAATCGGGCGATGCGAACACGGGGGGCAGCCGGCGGTGACGGAGTTTCAGCACAGGATCGTGACAGAGGCGCGGGCCTGGATCGGCACGCCTTATCGCCATCAGGCCTCGTGCCGGGGGGCGGGGGCGGATTGCTTGGGGCTCGTGCGCGGGGTGTGGCGGGCGGTGTGCGGGGCCGAGCCCGAACGGCCGCCGGCCTATTCGATGGACTGGTCCGAGCCGCAGGGCGAAGAACGGTTGTGGGCGGCCGCGCGGCGGCATTTGCGGGAGTTGCCGAATGGCGAAGCGGCGCCAGGGGACGTTCTGCTGTTTCGGATGCGGGCGGGATCGGTTGCCAAGCATCTGGGGATCGTGACCGAGACGGGCGAGGCCCCGCGTTTCGTGCATGCCTATAGCGGGCATGGGGTTGTCGAAAGTCCGCTGAGCGGGCCTTGGGCGCGGCGCGTGGTGGCGCGGTTTGCATTTCCGAAGGAGGACGGCTGATGGCGACGATCGTTCTTGCCGCCGCGGGGGCGGCGGTTGGCGGGGCCGTGGGCGGGTCGCTCGCCGGGCTGGGCTCGGTCGTGATCGGCCGCGCGGTCGGGGCGACGCTGGGGCAGATGATCGACCAGCGCATCCTGGGCGCGGGGTCCGAGCCGGTGGAAACCGGCAAGGTGGATCGTTTCCGTCTGACGCAGGCGGGCGAGGGCGCGGCCATCGCACAGGTGCATGGGCGGATGCGTGTTGGCGGGCAGGTGATCTGGGCCTCGGATTTCAAGGAGAGCGTTTCGGTCAGCGGCGGCGGCAAGGGCACGTCGCGGCGCCCCAGAACCCGGAGCTACAGCTACACGGTGTCACTGGCCATCGCGCTGTGCGAGGGCGAGATCCTGAGCGTTCCGCGCGTCTGGGCGGACGGGCAGGAAGTGTCGCCGACCGATCTGAATATGACCGTCTACCCGGGCAGCGCGGACCAGATGCCCGATCCGGTGATGGAGGCGATCGAGGGCGCTGGGCAGGTGCCCGCCTATCGCGGCACGGCCTATGTGGTGATGGAGGATTTGCCGCTTGCGCAATTCGGCAACCGCGTGCCGCAGTTTTCCTTCGAGGTGGTCAGGGCCGAACAGCCGGGCACGGAGCGGTTCGCCAGCGACCCGGCGCGGATGGTGCGGGGCGTGGCGTTGATCCCCGGAACGGGGGAATATTCGCTGGCCACCACGCCCGTCTATTACGACTGGGGGCCGGGGCGAAACGTCCCGGCCAATCTGAGCACGCCGTCGGGGCAGACCGATTTCGTCACGTCCTTCGAACAGTTGACGCAGGAGGTGCCGGGCTGCGAGGCGGTTTCGCTGGTGGTGTCCTGGTTCGGCAACGATCTGCGCTGCGGGCAGTGCGCGATCCGGCCCAAGGTGGAAAAGCACCAGGCCGACGGGCGCGACATGCCCTGGGCGGTGGCGGGGCTGGACCGGGGCGCGGCGCAGGCGGTGCCGCAGGCGGCCGGCCGGCCGGTCTATGGCGGCACGCCGGCGGACGCCTCGGTGGTCGAGGCGATCCGGCACATGAACGCGGCCAGCAAGCGGGTGATGTTCTATCCCTTCATCCTGATGGACCAGATGGCCGGCAATGGCCTGACCGATCCCTGGACGGGGGGCGAGGATCAGCCGCAGCTTCCCTGGCGGGGCCGCATCACGCTGTCGGTGGCGCCGGGCCGGGCCGGCAGCCCGGACGGGACGGCGACGGCCGAGGCGGAAGTTGCGGCGTTCTTTGGGTCCGCGCGGGCGTCTGATTTCGTCGTGGGGGACGGCACTGTCAGCTATACCGGTCCCGAGGAATGGGGCCTGCGGCGGTTCATCCTGCACTATGCGGCGCTGTGCGCGGCGGCGGGGGGCGTGTCGGCCTTTTGCATCGGGTCTGAGATGCGCGCGCTGACGCGGATCCGCGGTGCCTCCGGTTTCCCGGCGGTTCAGGCGCTGCGGGAACTGGCGGCCGAGGTGCGCGCGCTGCTGGGGGCGGAGGTGAAGCTCGGCTATGCCGCCGACTGGACCGAATATTCCGGCTACCAGCCGACCGATGGCAGCGGGGACCGGTATTTCCACCTCGACCCGCTTTGGGCCGATGATAACATCGATTTCATCGGCATCGACAACTACATGCCGGTGAGCGACTGGCGCGATGGCGAGGATCACCTGGATGCCCGCGCGGGATGGCGCGACATCCACGACACGGCCTATCTGGAGGCCAATGTCGAGGGCGGCGAAGGGTTCGACTGGTATTATCACTCCGACGAAGCCCGCGCGGCCCAGATCCGCACGCCGATCACCGATGAGGCCCATGGCGAGCCCTGGATCTGGCGGGTGAAGGACTTGCGTGGCTGGTGGGAGAACCCTCATCACGAGCGCATCGGTGGCGTCCGGCAGGCAACGCCGACCGCATGGGAGCCGAAATCCAAGCCGATCTGGTTTACCGAACTGGGCTGTGCGGCGGTGGACAAAGGCACCAACCAGCCCAACCGGTTCCTGGACCCGAAGTCGTCCGAATCGGGGCTGCCGTGGTATTCCTCGGGCCGGCGTGACGACCTGATCCAGTTGCGCTATCTTCAGGCGGTGCTGGGGCATTGGAGCCGGGCAGAGCACAACCCGGTGTCCGAGCGCTATGGCGGGCGCATGGTGGATCTGGCCAACGCCTATGTCTGGGCCTGGGACGCGCGGCCGTTCCCGGCGTTTCCGAACCGGGCCGATCTGTGGGGCGATGGCGAGAACTACCTGCGGGGCCATTGGCTGAACGGGCGGATCGGAGCGCGCACGCTGGACGCGGTGGTGGCCGAGATCTGCGCCCGGTCGGGCCTGGAGGAGATCGACGTCTCGGACCTGCAGGAGATCGTGCGCGGCTATGCGGTCGAGGAGGTGGCCGATGCCCGCGCGGCGTTGCAGCCGTTGATGCTGCGTTACGGGTTCGACGCGATCGAGCGCGACGGCAAGCTGGTGTTCCGAAGACGGCGGGGAACGGGTGCGGTCACGCTGGATCCCGAAAGGTTCGCGCTCAGCGACGAGCTGGACGGAACGGTGGAGCGCATGCGCGAGGCCGAAGCCGAACTTTCGGGACGCGTGCGGGTGCGGTTCGTCGAATGGGGGGCCGACCACGACATCGTGTCGGAAGAGGCGGTTCTGCCCAGCGACGAAACCCACGCGGTGGCGACACGCGATCTGGCGCTTTCGATGACACGGGCCGAGGGCCGCGCGGTGGCCGAGCGCTGGCTGGCCGAGGCGCGATTGTCGCGGGATACCGTTCGCCTTGCGCTGCCGCCGTCACGAATGGCGCTGGGCGCGGGCGACGTGGTGCGCCTGCCGGAAGAGGCGGGCGAGGCGCTCTATCGGATCGACCGGGTTGAACAGGCGGGGATGCAACTGATCGAGGCGGTGCGGATAGAACCCTCCACCTGGGAGCCGTCGGAACCGCCCGGCGGGCTGCCGGACCAGAGACCCTTTGCCGCGCCGGTGCCGGTGCTGCCGGTGTTCCTCGATCTGCCGATGATGACCGGGGACGAGGTGCCGCATGCCCCGCATCTGGCGCTCACGGCCCGGCCCTGGCCGGGAGAGGTCGCGGTCTATGCCTCGGATTCGGATGACGGCTATTCGCTGCTGTCCACCCACGCCGAACGCTCGGTGATCGGGATCACGGAAACGCCTCTGGCCGCCGCGCCGGCGGGGTTGTGGGACGAAGGCGCGGCCTTGCAGGTGAGGCTGATTTCCGGGGCGTTGGAGTCGAAGACGGCCGAGGCAGTGCTGAACGGGGCGAATCTCGCGGCGATCGGGGATGGCTCCAGCGGAAACTGGGAGCTGTTCCAGTTCCGCGACGCGCAACTGATCGGGCCGTCCACATGGTGGATCAGCGGGCGGCTCAGGGGACAGCTGGGGACGGACGGGATCATGCCGCAGGTCTGGCCCGAAGGGTCCATGTTCGTGCTGCTGGACGGCACGCCGGCGCAGATTCCGCTGACCAGCGCGCAGCGGCGCGTGGCGCGGCATTACCGGATTGGGCCGGCGGCGCGGGGCTATGACGACCCCGCCTACACCCATCTGGTGGAGGCGTTCGACGGGATCGGCTTGCGCCCCTATGCGCCCTGCCATTTGCAGGTCGAGACGGTCGGCGGCGACACGCGGCTCCGTTGGATCCGGCGCACCCGGATCGACGGCGACAGCTGGGACGTGCCCGAGGTGCCCCTGGGCGAGGAAAGCGAACGCTATCTGGTGCGGGTCATGCGGGGCGGCACGGTTCTGCGCGAGGCGGAGGTTTCCGCGCCCGGTTGGACCTGGGCGGCCGCCGATCGGGCGGCGGATCTGGCCGGCGGGCCCGTCACGCTACGGGTGGCGCAGGTTTCGGCGCGGTTCGGGCCGGGGCCGTTCGCCGAACTGGTGGTGGAGGAATAATCCTCATGCGGCCCCTGTTGCATGGCGACGTCAGCAACGCGGCGCGGGCGCTCCTGGCCGCTCCACGCCGGCAGCGCAGCGCGCTCTGCCGGCGCATGATCGACGAGGCCGAGGCGGCGGATGTCCATGTCCGCCGCACCGGGCGGCTGCATCCTTTCTGGGGGAACGGGTCGCTGATGGCGGCCGCACGAAGCCGCCGGCTGGCCGACGAGCCGGGATTCGACGACCCCGATTACTGCGAGTGTTTCGAGATGGTGCTGCGCGCTCTGATCGAGCACAAGATCAGCCGGCGGCGCAGCTGA